CTGCATAAACGCAATATGCGTCGAAATATGCGCCCTATGATCCTGCTGCATAAACGCCTGTGGCGGAGGCACTCCATCAGCAATACTCAAGACATTGCTGTTTTCCAACAAAGGGCCAATAGGCTGCGCATCCACCGGGGGAGTAAGCAACTGATCAATGTTCGCAATTCCCAATGCCTCATACATACGGCGGTAAGCCTCGTACATATTGTGCATCTGGGGTGCACCCGTAGCGAGCTTGAACTGCTCCTGCGCCAAACTCACTCGCTGCGACATACTAAAGATGTTAGGATCGCTAACCGGCAAAACATCTACACGGCCATCGAAATCAGCCTTCTTGATTTCAGGCGTAGCCGGGGACACATCGTAAGGGTAATTACCAGCACCCTCAGCAAATAATCCCGCCAAAAGCCCCAATTCAATCTTCAAACTCGCATGGAGCCTCTTATGAACCGCCGACATGACCTTCGCACCGCGCTCCATAAGCGCAATGGTCGTACCTACCGGCATCTCCTGGTTAGCATCGCCAACACCAAGCTCCGTCGTACCCACAAACTTCTCAGCACTGCCAACCACAAACCCAAGCAGCTGGAACAACGTAGCACTCGGTTCCTTGTACGGCAGCGGCAACAAACTCCCGCGCAAATCATTCCCAGGAACATCTACATCTCTAAACTCCCCAGGCTGAATGGGGTTCGCATCATCCGCAATACGCAGCCCTCTAGCCTTAAATCCAGCCGGAAGGTTGCTTAAAGTGCCCGCATCTATCAACTGGCGCAAAGTGCTCGTCGCACTTCGGGAATTGTTCCCCAACAGGTGAATCAAACCAAATCCGTAAAAACCAAGCCCCGGCGTGAACTTATACTGGACAAAATACTCCACCGGGTCCTTACGGGGGTCGTTTTCCACATAATTACGGCGAACGGACAATATTTGGTCCGTATCCATGCAAATAGTCACAAGATACGGCAACTTAATGCCCGTTTCCTCACCATCCTCATCCATATCTGGATAAGACTCAAGATCCAAATAACAATGGCACTCTATAAGGGTCAACTCATCGTTTTCACCAATATCCTCGCGACCCTCGATTTTATCGTAAGTATCCTGGATATCGCTGCGGAACTCATCACTATTGCCCATGATGTTCACATCGGCATAAAAACCAGAAACCTGTAGCTTACGAACCGAATTCTGGGACATACGGATCACATGCGTGATTCTCTCCGCAGTACGCAAGTCCGTAGCCGCATAATTCACGATAAGATCGTCAGAAGGAACAAATTTGCTTACTTCACGGCCCAACTGCTCATCAAAATAAACCTTCTTGAACGCACTGCCGCTCAACCCCAGATAATATAACATCTGGTCAAACTCAGGCTCATACTCGCGCATCTGGTACATGATTTGATAATTCATGTAATCCTGAACGCGCTGGCTGGCGATCTCAAGCTCAGGGGTAGGCGAACCAATAATCGTCGTACGGACCGGCCCACTACTCGGCAAAAGCTCCTTATAAGCACCCGCCTGGAATTGCGTCACAGCCTCGTTCAACATTGGGTGCACAACACCAGTTGCACCCTGGAACGGCTCCGTTCTGTTTTCATAAGTCAGCCCTAGAAGGGCCAAACCATCCGTGTACTGCTTTTCCCAATCAGCGCGCGAAACTCGGTCATCATCATAATGGCCTCGCAAATCACTACTGATTTTAGAAAGCTCATCCTTAGGGAGCACCTCGGCAAGATTTTCTCCAAACTCGCCCTCAGGCCGCTCAAGTTCCTCTTCTCCAAAAACCAACGTCGCACCACCATCCTCATCCTGCGTGATTTCAACGTCGGTAATATCCTCTTCTTCCATTCCCTCAGAAGAACCCAGAAACAACTCTTCCAAATCCAACGAGCCCTCAGGCAAACCTTCCGGGGCCGGGACTAATCCCTGGTCCATCATCGTATCGCGAGCAGCCATTCAAAAGCTCCTAGTAATAAGCAACCTGGGGGCGGTAATTATCGTTATCATCCTGGTAATCCTCCGGATGAGCAATAAAACCTCCCTCACGGAAACGTCTCAAGGCCTGAGTTACCGTATCAACGTAATCATCATGCTCCCCACCAGGGAACGCCGCGCACTCCTCTATAACCTCTTCTGCAAAAGTCGTGTCCGGTGCCCACACCATACCAGACTCAAACATAGGGGAAACAGAATTCACACGGGAAATTTTATCATGCCCCTTACTCGGGCTATAATTCATAACCGGAATGCCCATATTTCGGAGCTCGTGGGTCAAAGGCATACCACTCGCTTTCGCTTCTATAAGAACACTTTCAGGTTCCCAGTATTTGTACTCCTCGTACGCCACACGGCGCAAGTCCGGGAAATCCCACCGTCCTCTTCGCGCATCCAGCAAAATCACATTAAAAGGTCCGTTTTCATCCGGCTGGAAAACACCCCACGTCGTAATCGCACTATAATCCGCAGAAGTAGACTTACTGTAAGCCGTATCATAAGACTGCATGACATAACTCAACTTCGGCAACTCGTCCTCTTCCCACTTCTGCCACCAATCGCGCTTCAATATCGCAGCCGTCTCACTCGTCGGGTTCTGCTGCCACTGCGCCTCCCACTTACCAACCGACAAACTACCCTTGACCGACAATAAATCCTTTTTATTCCAATATTGCGGCCACACCGGCTCATCATTCGGCAATATCGCAGGAAATTCAATCACCTCCCACTGGTCCGCCATAACATCGCGGCCCTGCTGCCGCACCAACTTACCCGTCAAATCGTTCTCTGCCCAACGGGTCATCACAATGACAATCGCTCCTCCCGGCTGGAGGCGCTGCCTCGGGCCAGAAGTATACCACTCATAAGCATTCTCCAAAGCACTCGGGCTCAATGCATCCTGCTCACTGTGCGGGTCATCAATTATCAGCAAATCAGCACCACGGCCCGTAATCGCTCCACCTACACCAGCAGCAAAATATTCCCCACCATTTCCCGTCTCCCATCGGCCCGCAGCCTTGCTATCAGCGCGCAACTCAACCTTCGGGAATATCGCCTTGTACTCCTCCATATCCATAAGGTTTCTTACCTTACGTCCAAAACGCACAGCCAACTCAGCCGTATGCGTCGTCTGGATAATCTTCAAACTCGGTCGGCGGCCTATCAACCAAGCGGGCAACAAATAACTACTAAATTCACTCTTCGTATGGCGCGGCGGCATATTAATAATCAAACGCTTGGACTCACCCGTAGCAATCTTCTTAAACGCAGCAGCCATCTTCGTATGGTGCATACCTCCAATGAAATCAGGCCAAACAGCATTCGTGAATGTTAGAAAATCAAGCTGCGAAGCCTCGCTCTCCGCAGTGCGCTTCGCTCTATCCAACAACTGCGCAAACATCTTTAACTTATCTTCAGGAATCGAATCTAACTGGTGGCTCAAACTATCCGGCATAATCCTACCAAGCCATCGGCACAGGGCTCTGGGTTACACATATCGCAATCATCAACACAACAAACAAAGCAATCATCGCAGAAGCAATCTTAAACTGCTTTCCCTTTTCACACCAATCCGCCCAAGCACTCTTCATATCTCTAAACATACTCAACCTCCTCTTTTCACTTTGTCCACTTATCAAACAACACACCAACCAAACCACCTATCGCACCCACAAAAACCACTCCTACCATCGTCAAAGCTGCACCCATTCCTCGCCAACGGTTCAATGACTGGTTCTGCTTCGTCACAATAGAATACAACCTTTGGACATCCTCTTGCAAACGCTCCACCTTAACTCCAAGCTCACTGATTTGTCGGTGAAGGATGATTTCATCAGGGTCAGCCATTATAACACCTTTGATCTATTTTTTTGATCGAATGACCATGAATGATTTTTACACTAGATTATTTGCGGAGAACAGTTAAAATGCTAATGCCTTTTAACTGTTCTCCAGCGTTTTGTGGCGCAACCACCACTACTTGCCATTACTTGCCATTACTTTGGCGGCCTAGGTACCTTAACAAGTAACCGCCAAGTAATGGCGGGTGCGGCATTGTGCCGCACCCGTTGGGGCTACTTTTGCGCCGCAAGGTACCGCGCGGTGGCGGCAACACCGCCCATAATAACGTTGCAACCGGCCAACTGTGGCGCGGCACTGTTACCGGGCTGGGGCAAGGGCAACACCGCAAACACGCCTTGCGGGCCGGCTTGCGCAGTGCCGTGGCCATTGCCAGCCCCTAACGTGGCAGCGGCTTGTAATATGCACACCTTGGCGTGCACCTTATTGTTAAAGTGCCCAGGCTGGCAGCTAAACCGCGCTTGGCCAATGCTTTGGCTATGCAGGTGCCCTGCTATAACTGCCGCATGGTTTGGCAACCGCGTACCCTTTTTGGCCCCAACGTTTAGCGGGTTGGTGCCAACCCCCGCCCAAGGTATAAAACCAAGCATTGCGCTAGCGGTGGGTTGGCTACCGCCGCCAAGCGCCGTTAGCAAGTGCCATGCGGTGCCCGGCCCGTTGGCGTTGCCGCTATGCTTGCCGGGTTGGTTGCTACCCATTAGCAAGCAAACAAGGTTAGCCCAAGCGGCTGGTACCGTGTTGGGCACACTTTGGCCCGCTTTGGTTGCCAGGGCGGCGGCGGTGCCTACATGGTAATGTTGCCCGGCGGTATACCCGGCGGCGGTTAAAAGCGCCGTTATGTTGCCCGGCAACGTTGCCAGGGCGGCGGCGGGTAACTTGGTGGTGGTGGTGGTTTTTACGTTAGCCATTTGTAACCTACCTATTTAAGGGCCCCACGGGGCCGGTGGCCAACCCGGTTTGGGTTGGTATGTAATAATGCCCCAACCCTTGTTATAACGCAACACAAAAAGGTGCGGCATTGCGCCG